ATTTTTCACGTTTTTCTTTATCAATATGATCTAAATCTTCTTTAGAGGAAAGTCCATAACTATCAAAAAATTCATAATTTTTACCATTCCGCATAATGCATGTCCAGTGCCCAATATTATTTGTAGGAGTTACTTCATCAATAAAGAATAATATAGCACAATCATTTGGATATGGCAATACTTCCGCCATAGAATTATATTCGACTAAATCAGGAAATCGAATGATTTTAATATCCCTACCAAGTATTTTTTTGATGTCTTCTGCACTAACCATATAATCCATTCTTTGGATTTCTGTTTTATTTAGGTAAAGTTTTTTATAAAATGTTATATATATACAATGATAAAAAAACATCCAATTATATTCACAATTGCTGGAGTTTTGATTTATACGGTAATAGACGACCATATAAGATATACTAAGTTTTTCAAAGAACATTCACAATGGAAGAGCGAAAGGGAGAAAAGATTAAATCAATACAAGCAAGCACAAAAAGAAATAAAAGATTTCAAGTAACTCTTGAAAATGGTGATAAATATTCATTCGGATTATTAAATCCAGTTCGTGGTACATATATAGATCATGGTGATAAAGCACTTAGAGAAAATTATTGGGCTCGTCATTATGGCAATCCAAGAGAAAAAGAATTGATCGACAATTTGACCCCAAGTGGAAGCATATATTCAGCATATATTTTGTGGGGTTTACATCGAAATATTCAAAAAAATATAAAAGAACTAAATAATCTTATTGGGTGGCAAATGGATTGAATTCACTATCGTCTCTAGGTGGTGGTTGTACTCTCCCCCTAGTTGATACAGGCGGTGGCCTAGGTGGGCGATTTGCAATTGCTCTTCTAGATGCAAGTGTCTCTTGCCTTTTTTCGTGCATTAACATACTTAATACAGATACAATTAAACCAGCGGTAACTCCTCCAGCAACACCTTGAACTTGTGGGGATGTAATGACATTATATATAGCATCACCTGCTTTATTCATTGTTTTTGTAAAATCTTCTTTAAGCCCACTGCCACCATCACCATCACCCTCATCTTTTTTTTTTGAAATAGGTTCAATCATTGCATCAATATATGGATTGGATTTTTCGCCTTTTGGTACTGGTGCTTTTACCGGTGGAGATTTAACTACTTTTTGTGATTCTGGGGTTGGTGTAGATGTTCCTGAAAACATTGAAGTTCGCGATTTATCTAATTTTTTTGGTTGTACAATACCAGATGGTTGTCTTTCAGGCGATTTAACTACTTTTTGTGATTCTGGTGTTGGTGTAGATGTTCCTGAAAACATTGAAGATATTGATTTAACTGATTTTTTTGGTGGTACAATACCAGATGGCTTAGTTGGTTTAACTGTGAAATCAGGTATATTTTTATCAATTTCTTCTAGTGCTTCTAATGCTGATTCTATACTACCAAGAGAAATAGTTGGTGCGACTTGCTTCATAACTGATTCAAATTCTTCTTTACTTTCTTCCACTTTACTTGATTTTGGATTTAAAAAGTTCTTAATGCCTTGATATACATCCTTATATCGTTTCGTCGATTGGAATTCCTCCTTAGTGGCTGGATAAGATTTACTTGCATCTATAAATGTACCAAATTCTGGATCAGGTTCATAATAGTCCACCATTTGTAGGGGTGCTTTACTCTTCATTTTCTCTCTAAATATGGTTGCCAACAACGGATCGGATTGCAATATCGATTTATCGTATGGTTTATTAATTTTCAAATTATCTCTTAAATATTTCAGAGCTGGCTCGCTCTTCGGATTTTCAAGTAAATATCGTTTTAAATTTAATTCACCCTTATCACTAGCCTCTGGCCTAAATCCTGTTCTTAGATTTGCTTCTTTTCCGTATTGATTTAATGCTTTTTTTACGGCCTCAGTATCTCCAGTTGGTACATATTCTTTTTTAAAATACTTTGGATCGGTCAGAAGTTCAGGGTCATTAATATAAGTTCTATCTTTAGGAAATACACTAATCACCTTCTCTCCAGCTTTTTTACCAGCATATGCAGTTAAAAGTCCTAATGCTGTTAATATTGAATATTGTAGTCCAGCCTTTCCAAGTAATTTGGCCTCATCTGAATAAATCCAATCGGTAAGCCTTTCGGCAATTGGCTTGGCCTTCTTTTCGGCTTCTTCTTTCTTCTTTGCATAATCTCCAAACTTTGATAAGTCTCCCCCCTTTAAAAAGTGTTTTAGGCCAAAACCACTCCATGGCAGATTCGCATCTTTTGTATCTGCTTTTATATTTTCAGACCTACTCATTCTATGCTTTCCAGTTGCAAACTCTTCTAAAGCATCTCTAATATCATCCTCTGGAATATAATCAAGTGGCTCAGATTTTCTTGCCTTACCTTTTATATAGTTAAATCCAGCATATCCAGCACTGCCTAATAAAAATGTAATTAATGTAACCAATGCTGTTTTATCTAAATGTATATCTCTTGCATATTGAATTAAATCAGTAATCTTTTTAGATGCTATTTCTAATCTTTTATTGGTATCTGAATTCAACCCCATACCACTAAAATGTGTTACCCTTTCGCCTTCCTTATATTCTGGCTCCCATTCCGATTCTATTTCTTTAATAAAATTCCTATTTCTAGAATTCTTTAATACATTTTCGTCTAGGGCTCTTAATTTATCATCATGTGATTTTATCATATGAAAGCCCACTCCACCTAATGCAGTAATAATTAAAGTAGATAATGCAGCAATGCCCATGGTTTTAGCATTTGGACTTGTAATAATTTTATAAATTTTATCTTTTACTTTTTTTGCCTTATTCGAAAATCCTCGACCCTTTAATCCCTTACCACTTGCAATATCTTTAACTTCTGTAGCTATAACACTATCAACTAAATTATTAGCCAGTTTCTCAGCAATTGGTTTTGTCATCGTTTCGGATTCTATATTTTTAAATATATCATCTAATGCTTTAATCTCAGAGCTTATTTCGGCTCGTACTTGATTTTTTATTCGATTTTGTGCCGATTCATATAATGGTGATAATTTTATGTTTAGCATATCTTGACGATCAAGTTCATCTTCAATTTCATTTTCAAGTTCCTCTTCTAACATATCAATAAATTGGGTCGATCTTTTTATTGGAATTATATCTTTTTCCTTTGCTTTTAACTTTGCTTTATTTCTTTGGCTTTTTATAAAATTTGAATCGGTAACATCAGGATTTCGTTGATCTCTTGTATATTGGTGAGCCTTATATCCAGCAATACCCAATCCAGCCATTATTAAACTGGTTAATGCTGCAATTCCCAATCCTTTTGCCTCCTTACTTGTTACAACTTTATGGATATATTTTTTAATATCTGCAGTTGTAACTGAAGATACTTTTCCGCCGTTTTTGGCCAGCTTTTCGTATGACGGTAAAAAGTGTAATCCTGGTCCTTTCATATGTGGTGGTTTTGTTTTACTTGTTGGGGGGTTATAATATTCATCTTCATCACTGGAATCATGTAGGTCGCCCTTAGGAAATACTATTCCAGTTGGATTATTTTCTTGATCATATAAATCTCGCTCGGCCTCAAGTATATCTTGTCTTGTAGCTGGCATATTTGATTTTTTACTAATCATATCAAATATAGTTTTTTCAAATTCGGTATCCTGTAATTGTTTTAATGTTTTAGGTGTAGCCCCCTCTCCCTCTTTTATAGATTTTGCAAGGGCATCTGCAAGTTTTTCATTATCACCAGATGAAATTGCATCATTTATCAGTTCAGTATTTGTTTTAGGTATATCCTCTCCCACAGGCATATTTGTTTTAGAGTTGCGATACTGCACCGCTTTACCTGTACCATACCCCATTATTCCTAATATAATAGTAGTTAATGCAGTTGCCCCAATTAATTGAGCCTCTTCTGAAGTTAATTCTTTATATACTTTTTTCTTTACTTCATTAAATTTCTTTTTAAAATCGGAAGCCCATCCCTTACCTTTAAATGAACCGCCATCCGCACCAGTTGGGTCAGATTTTACACCATACTGCCCACCTAATTTTGATAATAGATCAATAAGCCCTATAGACATTTGTTTTAACTCAACTGATTTTTTTCTTGCAGATGGTACTTTTCCATCTTTTGCAGTAAGTACACCATCTGCTATTTGAGATAGTTGAGATTTTAATATTATATTTTTATCTAAGTTTAATTGTAGTTTTTCAATACCTTTTGCCCCCGCTACAGAAGCACCACCAATTAACATTAATGATAATATAGTAATTATTGCATTCTTTCCTAACAATTTGGCATAATCACTAGTTAAGAAATTCATAGCCCTATCATATATTTCTCGCGACGATTTAGATAGTTTATCCATCTTGGAACACTTTTTGAAAAAGGTCGATCCAAAAAAGTTATTATATAAATAGTAATAAAAAAAAATGACATTTATTTATTTCACTTTATCTCATAACAGTTTAGTATAATCCCAATTCTTTTACTTTTTTACTTGCCACCCCAAGTGGGACTTTATGCTTCTTCATATATTCGGCAATTAAGGCACCTCTTACGGTTTCGCCTCGTTTCTTTCCAACAATTTTATTAATTTTGCCACCTTTTACAGGTGCTTGGGCAACTTCGCTCGCCTTTTTTCGCCTACCAAAGTGTTTTAATCCCATGCCTTCCGCAGGTTCGTCAGTCGTACCGTATGTTGTTTCAGTTCTAACTTCAGATGGCTCATCCACCATTCTTTCTTTAGCTTCATCTACCGCTTTTTTAACTTCTTTTTTTGCCGATGCTAAACTCATAATACCTTCACTCACATCCGAAGATATTTGAAATACTTTTGCAGTAATTGCTGGCATAATTGCTTTACTTATATACGGACCAACATAATTTGATGCAATTGCCATTAAAAGAATTGAAAGGCCAGATGCCCCAATTTTTAAAGCCATTGGAGATGTTAATTTTTTAGAAATTTCTTTGGCATATGGGGCAAGTTTTGCAATAGCATCTTGAGACTTTTTACTCATTGCACTATATGTTTTCTTTGCAGTTTC